CCGATCTCATATGCATGCATCTCTTCGATCGGTACAGAAAGTATCCTTTCATCGGAAGTATCAGTAGCGTCAATAAGAACAGCTTCAACGTTTTTAGTATTGGTGGTCGGATAAATATAATCCGGTTTTTCAATAGTGGTTGGTTCACTCATAATATTTACCTCCATTTTGATTATTTAATAGGGATGACTTAGTTACCGGAGTTCTGATTCGTAATCTCTGCTTCGAGAGCGATCGCAGAGAAAGGCTCGGTTAAAGCGCCAGAGCAACGAGTTTCGATTAAGTACTTTTCAGCATTGAAGTCAATGTCAAAGTCCTCGAACATATTAACAGAGCCACCCTTATCAGCGCCAACAGTATAGTCCTTAAGGTTGACAATGATGCCTAATAATTTAAGATGCTTGCTGGATCCATTAACAGTTACCTCGCGGGTGGCATTCTCCATAACAGGAACGGTAACGATGTCTTTAACCCTAAGTTTGGTAGCAAGCTTACTTACAGAATCATACAGATCGTGCCCGACGCCATCCTTAAGAAGCAGGCACTCAGTAAGCATATCCTCAGTGGTAAACAGAGTGGGATTTCCGGAACCCTTATAGGACTTTCGAGAGCGAATAGCGGCGTCGATGAAATTCAAAGCCGTCTCAGAATCGTCTGTTCCATTAAGTACAGTCCTATGTATCGTAAAGAGATCGCTATCAGTCCAAATAGGACGGATGTGATCCTCGGGAATATGATCGTCATCAGAAGGCAGACGGCCATCACCAATCATATACGCCCTGGCGAGTTCCTCGTCAAGCATACCGCGCATTTCGCTCTTAATCCAAGCCGCACTATCAAAGTCAACAATATCAACGATATCGTCACGATCAAGCTTCTGCTTTTTATACACAGTGGTCGGAGTGGTAACCCTCTTTAAGAGAGAGAACACCTCTTCCTTCTTAAAGCGACCCTTAATATAACCCTTAGCCCTAGCAGCATCTTCGGTTATATTAGCAAATAAACTCTTAATCCTAGAAAATGGGCTATGATGAACACCGCTCATAACAGTGCTAACCCATCCAGTATCCCTCTTAATAAACGTTGGGGTATTGGTAACACTCTTCGCATCTGGGAATAAATAGTCAATATTCTCAACACCGTAGGTGACTTCGATGCCATCACCATGCTCTAAAACGGCTTCTTTTAAAGAGCCGATACGCTTAGCATCCTTAAAAATATCACGGATGTCGTCATGGGTTAAAACATCATTCTCCATAGGTTCGGTGTCATTATCAAAGCAATTATGTTTCATATCAGTCTCCTCTTCTTTTTGTTGTTGTAAAAGTGCCGAATAAATCGCAAATACCACTGTCTTTTGCTCTTCGGTCAAAGTATCAAATATGTCAGCGACGGTCCTATCATCCGAATCGTCATGCTGAACTTCCTCGTTGTCCGAGGACTCATCATTAAAAAGTTTCTTATCCGAATCGCTGGAATCTTCTTCTTTAGCATCAGAATCATCTTGCTTGGTATCAGAATGCTCTACAGCATCAGGATCGGTATCGAAATCGAATCCTTCCATTGGATTATAAAGTACAGCATCTTCTTCACTGGAATCCGAATGGCTCATGACGGTCTCAATATAAGCTCCTGGATTTGCTCCAGATAAAACCAAGCTAACTTCTTTAATGCTGCCATGTATTACGTCACTACCGATCTGCTTTAATCTATTAGCAAATATGGATAAAGATGTAATATCACCATGGTCCACTAAATTTTTAGCAAGCTTGCCATTTTCAGTGTCATTAAACTTTCCATAACAATATACACCATCATCCATGTTGCGAAGTAATGCATGACCTAAAATATTTTCAGGGCCTTCTAAACCATTATGCTGCCAGACAAGTGGAACCGTAGTACCATCGCAGTCTTTGAAGGCATCTTTCCTAATGGTTCGACCATCAGAACAAAGTAAATTATTCCGTGTGGCCCATCCTCCAAAATCGTATTTTTCTCTGTCCATTTTGATTATTTAGTAATCCTCCTAACTATTATCCTCTGTCGAAGGACGATTGTCAAGAACCTCTGCTTGGTGGTTAAGGTTCTTGTTAAGCAACTGATCAGCCCTAGGATCAGAAGAAGGTTTCCAGCCAATAACTCCACGAATTTCGTTAGTACTAGCGATCTCATTCCTAGTAAACTTATCAGCAATCTCAGCTATGTTGTTCAAGGTCGTCAACGTAAACGGATTCCTTATATAGATTATCGATTGCTTTTGGGATCGTGCTGTTTTGGTTAAAAATTTTCTTCTCAATTCCAAAATTATTGCCGTTATAATAGGTTCCACAGTCCTATTATAATAGTTTATCATGGTCTGTTCGGTAGCAGTTCCATCCAGAATCTCTTTAGTTATTCCTAATTGACCATATAACAATGATGTTAGGTACTCTACTTGCTTTAATAAATTGTTTTCAAGTGGGCGATTTAACTGAGTAACTTTTTCAGCACCATCAATGTAGGCGATTCCGTATTTCCCTCGCGACAGTTGATACTCGACGTCATTTCTCCTAATTTCAGCTTGCTGCTTACGTTTTTCAGTATTAATCGTGTATGGCAACTGAATAATCAGATCCATTTTATTTGCTCCAACTTGTTCATCAACAAAATCCAACAAGGCGAGTTTTCTGATCAATCGTTGCATCGTTGAATTCGGCTCATTTATTACAGAATATAATGGGTTCTCGATAATAGCCACAGATCCTTTGCTCATGATAATTTCCTCTTTTTTTCCAGTATTATCATTATATAAAAGGATCTTAACATGCTTTGGGTACCACTGAACAATCTTGCCAACCCTCATGGTTAATATGTCAAATGAGCTATTATCGTTTGGGTCAACATCGGTATCTACCGGAACAACTGCCACGACGCCCTCATCCAACATAGATTGCACAATATCCTGAATAAAGCTTCTCGCATTTTGGTCAATGTTAGCTTCTAGAGTTAAACAATTATTTAACCCACTATGAATTTCGTCAGTAAACTGACCGTTTTCATTTAATCGAACATGCTTTATATCTAATGCGGAGACATCTAAAGCAATTCTATTATACACGGCATGGATCGTAGATCGCTCAGTAACTCTTTTAAAAATATGTCTGTCGGGCCTATAATAGCTTCCTTGGTCATACTTATATACAACTGCTGGCGAATCCTCAGTGGGATCCCTGTTACGGAATGCATTCCAACCATCCTTTATTCTATTAAATAATGAAAATGCCATTAGTTACCTCATTTTGATTTTTTATGAACTTTAAATACCTTGCCAGTTACGCCAGTTCGAACTCTAGTTGTCGAAAAGTTACGCTTAGCTGCAGAAGACTTTTTTAATTCAGCAGTTAACGTCCTCTTCTGCTTTTCCAAGGTCATTCTCTTAACATCTTTTTGCAACTTAGTATCATAGTCATCCTTCTTTAATTGCTTAGCTAATGAAGCGACGCTCGCAGTAAATGCTACGACTTTCCCGGCATCCATGATATAATCGATAAACTCTTTTCTTTTTGCGGAAGGATCTTTTTTAGGGGCTTCTTTGTTCTGCGATCCATACACCTCATTTAAAAGATCACGATACCTTTTTTCAAGAGTTAGTCGATCGATCCTTTGCCGCAATTCCTCGTCGGTTATCATTCCGGAATCTTTACCATGACTGTAATCATAACGCTTTTTTCCTTCTTCAGTGAGGGTTCCGTCGTAATTACGATACCGTCGTCGACCCCATTTCATCCCTAGGATTCCATCGTGTTTTACTTCATCCATATTAAAAATCCTCTCGATTTATTTTATATGCAACATAGGCATCTAACAAAGCTGCCACTGCATCTATTTTGTTTTCTCTCCTTTTTTTAAGCAACTTTCGATTTCCATTGGTGTCTTCTAACGTTATGCAATTACCCATAGTGTAGCTCATCAATTCCTCATCAAATAACAGGAGTCTTTCTTCCGAAAGCTTTTTCAATTCTCCAAGTGGAACTGATTCAGTTCGAGATCCCTGAATTACCTTCTCGACCCCAAATGGACCATTTTCAGCAACCCATCGATCCACAAATGATTTAGCATTATATGGATCATATCCTAAGCAATGGACATCGTATCCTTTCTCAGCAATATGGTTCCAAAGATCCTCGTAAACTTCCATCATGTCTAAAATTGCTCCATTGAGAACGACTAGGCTTCCTTCATTCATGAATTCCTCGTACTTAAATCTGGTTGCCATTTGCAATCGAGACATTGTAAACTCAGAAATATAGTTTCGAGTTTTAATTCCAAATCCGCCATTATTTAAAGGAAACAAAAAAGTAAAAGCACAAAAGTCATCCCCTTGCGATAGATCTGCCCCTAAAGAACACGGCATATTCCAAAAGTCACGCTTCTTATGAGGCAATGTTTCTTCATAAGGAAAGAAATATGTATAGCCTTCCATTGGTATGCCAAAGCGTTTGGCTAATATGTCATTCCTAGCAGCCGGTGCCTTTTCTGCTCTTTCTACATCAAGTTGATATGTTTCGTACGATACGGTTTTTCCTAGATTAGGATTCGCTTTTTCCCATAGTTCTGGATTAGCTACCTCGTTAATATTATCTAAAGCATACCACCATATCGACACATGAGGGTTTATGTAGTCACCTTTTAAGATGTCCATTAACTCCATTTTGATTGTGTCGCCAGCTCCATTACGAACTGTACCCTCAGAACTCATTGCAACGATGATATAGTCGTCTACTTTAGAAGCGCCTTGCTCTATAGCACCGATTACATCCTCTCGAATGTCGCATGACAACCATTCATCTACAGTGGCCACTTTTACTTGAAGACCCTGCAGTTTCGCAATACTCATTGGTCTAATCTCAAGAAGAGATCCCGTTAAAAAGTTCTCAATACCCTTTTTTGTTGATGCCAACTTTACTCGATTTGCTTTAGAACCAGTAGTGTTTTGCAACGAACCTTCTGTCATAAAGCGAAATAACGGTCCTCTTGAACGAGTAATCGATGTTCGAATTGGAGAGAGCACTTCATCAGCTTGCTTCATCGTGGGAGCGGTAGTAATCTGATGCGTGGTTGTAGTATCAACATTAAGAAAGAAGCTCTGAATTGTAGATCCATACATCGACTTAGCAGCACCTCTTGCAACAATAAGAAACTGTTTATTTATTAACCGTTTCTTAATATTTTTTCGTTCGTAATGCCCGCCATGACCGTCAACCCCAGGAACATACACAGTCCTATCTATGTAATAATACCATCCAAAAAGTTGCTCTGCCCATAGCTTAAAGCTATCTAAAAGATGCAGGTCAGATCCATCAGTTAACGTCAACTCATTTTCGCAATATCTAATGTACCCTTCGACAGCTTCATCATCGTAGTACACACCTGGGTTCGCTATAAGGTCATCAATTCGATTCATTTCCATAGCTATTTTCTCATTAATAGCTCTTTCTCCATTCATAACCGAAGCTCTAAATTTAGCATAATATTTTGGTGTTGCGGTATTAGATAGCGACATTGCCTAATCCTCTGATACTTAACGTGCTTCGTGATTATGTTCTTTTAATTTTCTCTGACGTTCATTTTCATGACGCCCTATAACTCTAGTAGCTTCTTTGATCATAGCCCGTGCTACCTCTTTAGGAAGCTCATACTCATAATAAAAGTAATCTTCTAGTTCACTGTAAGTACTTTTATTAGGATTTTCTCCACTTAAATTATAGATGAGATCGCCCATGAGCATATTAACAACCTCATCGTTGCTAGCATAGGGTTCCTGTTTCCCGATCCAAGCGCTATTCCAATACTTCTTCCAATCATATTTAACATTCTTAAGGACTGCTTCGGCGGTCTCTCTCTCAACAACAGTATTGAAAGCTTTCCAATTCGTATTGCTCAATAACTTTTGATTAGCAGATGGTTTGAACTTCCGGAGTGCCTGCTTAGGAGGACGATCTTCCTGAGGTTTAGAAGTCATTTTTTTCTTTTTAACAGCTCTGCCAACAGGACCGTCAGTGGCAACTTGCTTCCCTCGTTTAACGCTAGAATTGGATAAAGAATATCTTACTTTTCTTCCAGTAGATCCAGCAAGATGCTGATTTCTGCTGCTTGGGGTCGAGCCTTCATCTTCGTATTGAACCTTATGCTTGCCCCACTTCATTCCTTTAACACCATAATGAACCAAATATGTATGCTCGTCCATTATAAATCTCCTTAATTATTCAATTGATAAGCGCCACTCACACTCAGCAATTGAGCTATTAAGCGCCTCCATTGTTCCTCCAGTAGGAGGATCAAATAGTTTTTTCACTCGCAAATACAAATATGTCTTAAAGTCTGACAAATGTTCATTGTCTAAATTCAATAAATCCCAAGTTTCATCAGGTCCTGTTATTTGAACAAAGGTTTCGGGGGACCTTCCAATCTGACGTTGGTATATGGATAAAATACTATTAATATGTATAATTACATCAGTATCAAAATCTCCATTTGTATTTCCGAGCATTTTATTTATTGTGTTTAAAATGCTGTTATCCATTACTCTTCCTCGGAAGTGTACGCAGTTTCGAGGTGTTTGTTCTCAATAACATTACCGTTGCTGTCGATAAGCATCAGTGTAACAGTTGGGTAGAGTGTCGTGCCAGCCATCTTACTGCAACGGTCGTAGAAATACGACAAACCAGTAGCAAGGCTCTGCCGAGTAACAATCGGCTGTACATTGTCAATGCCATCAGCGCGGTTCTGAATTTCAATGGTGTAGTAATACATACTTTTATTCCTCCGTAAATTTAATTATCAAGGATTCGGTTGCCGACACAAGGTCAGGATCGTTCTTGCCCGTCAGTTCGTTGGCGTATCGGGTGAGGGCTTCGTCGGGTGTGGGTTCGGGGTTAGGTACAATCGCCCATACCTCAACGATTTCGCCGTCCTGCTCCTCCCATCCGCTCACGGGGTAATAACCCTCGTCGGGGATAGGCGGGTCGGTGTAGCGCACGGGCAGATATCCCGCCGCTTCGTACTGCTCGTCGGTGGGGTTGATGACCGTCCACTCGCCAAGCGTAATGCGGCGAGGAGCGGGGATGAGATTGCCGTTGTTAAGTGTGCCGTACATTTAATCCCAACCTCCTTCAAACTTGTCCGTGCCGCCTGTGGCGTAGTAGTATTTATCGGCAATGATGTCATGTATGCAGGCGTTTCCATTTGCGTCAAAATCTGCTATACCATCAAAAACAACATTATTATTTTCCGATATTTTTAGTTCGTAGAAGTCCATGTTTTCGCCTCGATCATGGCTCCCCCCACGGAAAACATACATGAGGGTATCATTAAAGTTATAAGTGTTCGTAAAAGTGGAGGTTGTTTTAACGCCTACGCGCAATACCGCGGTGTTAAAATAACTGCTAGAAAAATAAAACTGAGAACCGTTCCAAAATGGATAATAATCCACAAGCGAAGCACCAAAAACATTTGTGTAAAACGGTGAAGCTCTTCTCCTTGCAGTAATGGAATATGTTTGATTGGGCTTTAGGACAAAATCTGTCAACACTCCATAAACCGCACCATCAATATAACTTGCGCTTTCTGCCACCCCCTTTGGGCGAATATAATCAGGCCTCTTTAATTTACTCCCGCCCATCGTCCCCCTGCGGGGTATTTGCAAAATGCTCATTTGACTCCCTCCTCGATGTTGCTCCCATGAGCGAAATAGTGCGGTGTGGTCACATTGTCCTCGGTGGTCGAATAGACATACTGAATGGATAACTCCGTCCACAAGTCCGCCGCTGGAGCGAAAGCCGCATCAGCAAAGGTCACATTAGACGGATAGACGAGATTGACCGCCGCCGTGCCGTTGAAAAAGAATACTTGGTAGATGTTGGCTATCCCCGCAACGGGCGCGTTAAGCGTGAGCGTGAGCGAAGTCAAGTCGCCCGTGAACACATAGACCTTGTTGGGGTCGAGTGCTTGTGTGACCGCGCCGGAGTCAGCAACAGTTATCTGCTCAGTCGGAGAAGCCGCTCCAACATCATCAGCATCGAGAACAACATCGCCAGTCTGCCCGTTGATGGAGTTGACGATTGATGTGGTATCAATAACTTCTCCAAGCTCTTCCCAATAACCATCTGGATGATCTTCTCTGACGAGCCATATAAATCCGGCCATTTTTTCTTTAACGAACCAAACATCACCTTGCTCATTTCCGGTTTCAGGAAGGTCGTTGACGTGTTCTTTTTCGCCGAGGAATCTGAACACAGTTCCAGATCCATGCGATATATCCTCAATCAGTTCGAGCAATCTCATAAGCAATGCTTCTACTCTACTTTGAGGAGATTCAAGATTATTGGTAGCGCCAAGCATATTTTCTAAAATTTTCTCAACTCTACTTAATCCTTTAAAATCTGAATCATTCATTTTTTTATTCTCCAAGGGCATGTATCAAATTTAGTTCTTTCGGTCGGCATTTTCGGTAATGCACGAGAGTCACCATATGTTATAGCGTAATGAGTATCATATGATACGCACACCAAATTTTCAAGATCTAATAGCAACTCAGAATTATCTAAAAGATCCATTTCCGTTACCTCATTAATGTGATGGACGTAAATGGTCCCGGCTATTTCGTATCCTGGCATTGCTAGATCGCATCCATTATCTCTTAAAATGACCTTATTCCGAGTTTGCCGCCATTCATAAGAATTGTAAAAAGATTGATTTAAAAATCGTCTATGACCGAATTTAATGGATGCGATCAGATTTGCTTCTTTTAAATACTCGAAACGTTCCTCGAATGTTCTAAAAGTAATCAGTGTAGAATAATTTCTATCCATTTTGATTTATTCGGACGTTAATCCACTATAAGAACGCATTGCTTCAAGAGCTTCTGCATACAAACGTTCAGAATTGGCCTGGGACTCCAATGCTTCCCTTTTTGCAGCCAACGTCTCGCATTCCTCCTGAAGCTTTTTTCGTTCTAAACGTTCTCTGTCGGATCCCATCTTTAAGAAGTGTGTTATAACCTGAGCAGAAGCCGTGCCTTCCATTAGTTGTTTCTCAGCTAAATCAACTGCCAATGCAATAAGCTGATTTTCTCTGGCTTCTGGAGTCAAGGCTGGCTTCATCTTTCTAGTAGTACCACTTGATTTAACTTTATTGGCAGGCACGGGCATTCTCCTTTCTCTACATTCTAGTTGGCGGTTTGATCAATTATAACCAGTTTTTCTTTTAACTCTAAAACCGCTGCTTCGATCATTAGATCTATGCTATCTGTATCTACTTTATAGCCCTTCGATGCTAAAAAGTCTAATACAAATGCTTTTTTTACTTTTCCCATTCCGGAATCTTTATATAATTGCTCTGCGGCCTTAACGGCAATGCTAACCCAGGAATAAAGTTTCTTTTCTTTAATCCACGGAATTACAAAAACAGCAACCAGACCAATTATAATAGTTATCACAGCTTGAAAAACAAACGTTATATCCATATGTTACTCCTCGTCATCACAAACTATAATCTCTGGTATTTGGACTTCATCATCAGACGAATCCGATTGGTGCCCAGTACCATATTTACTAATGTTTTCATTCTTAGCTTTCCATTCGTAAAATCCGATGACAACGGAAGCTGGTGCAGCCACTACTCCTGCTAAAGAAGCGGCTCCTTCTTTATCCAAAAAGATCCATGAAATAACTATAAGGGCCTCTAAAATACCGCAGAAGAGGAGAGTCAGCATAAGCACTAATTTTGTTGTGGTTATTTTTTTCATTTTCCCTCCCATATTCCATTTAATGCGGTTATCGTCTTTTTGCCTGCTATACCGTCCCATTCAGATTCATCTTTAAAGTAATGCTTCTGAAAATCAAGAACAGCCTGCTTTGTTTTGCTCAAATAGTTTCCATTAGTTCCAAGATTCATACCGAAACCATTAGCCTTAAGCAACTTTTTCAATTCTTTTACATCATTGCTGGAGTACATCGGGGATTTCAAAGTTTTAGTAAATACATAATCGGACAATGTAGTATTAAGCCCTTTGTAGTTTCCAAACTTATCCCAGTAAGATGGGTCAAAAGGTTCGGCTACGATTCCAACGTCTCTACCTTTAGCATGGTATTGCTTTCCATTGAAATATGTGCCAACATGTGTCTCATCGGAGGGATTATTTTTTGACACCCTGAATAATAAAGTATAATCTTTTACAGTGTCTGTTGGCTCACATTTATCCCAAAGAATATCGCAATTGCATCTCCATGTTCTTAATCCGCAATACATTAATGCCTTTGAAATTAAACCTGAACAATCATGAGGCCTAAGCCTCTTTTTACCAGATTCAAATAACTTTTTACAAAAATTCTTAGCCCTTAAGGCATTCCCAGGATCTTTTTCATGAGAATCTATATAGTTTTCGTATGTTTTTTCGGTAATAATTTCTCCGGCAGCACCCCAAACATATGGGTGCCCAACTTGATTTTTTAAATATTGTTCGTATTTTTCCTGAATATCTGTCATATAGTTACCTCATATTAATATTCAGATCGTTTAGCAGATCTGTGAAGCCAAACGAACACCACTTACAGCATTAATAAGAAACTCATGAGTATGAGAAAGGAGAACGCATGCTGAAAACTTCACAGATCGGCTAAACGATCTGAATGATGCGCCTAAAAGTATTCGATAGATCATGAGCGATATAACTTTTTAAGTGCTTCAATTTTGGCCATACTATTTGAGTATGCTTCAAGAATCCCACTATAAAGTTCTTTCGCTTCCGAGTCAGAGGAATCATTGTCCATTTTGAATTCGCCAAGCATTTTGGTCATACAGTTGGCGTGCTCGATCTCCATTTCGCTCATCCTGTAAAATTTTGCAGCAGCATTTGAATGCTGCGTGCTTTTAAGTTCAATGGCCTTCTCTAGGTAATCGATTGATCCTTCAATTTCTTCTAGAATGTGATCTTTTAAATACTTAAGCATTGATTATACTCCTTATTATTAGATTGATTTGGTAAGGGGCTAAGGATGCCCGGTAATAGACGTCACCACCCCAAGCCCCTTAATAGTCACTTATTAGGAAGAAGCTCCAGCGGCAAGAGATCCGCTGCCAGCCCACGCAACAAAGCGCCCAAGGTTATTAAGTATAGTTTGGGTTTGCTCGCGATTGTCCAACTTAGCCTGAAGCGCTGCAGCCTCTGCGGTCTTATCGACTAATCGATTCTCAAGATTCTGAGTCTTCAACTCGCAGCAACATGCGCTCATCTGATAGCCAAGTGCCTGAATCTGCTGGCTAAGAGACGCATTCTGGGCAGCAAGCTGTTGCATTATAGCATTAAACTGCTGCATCAGATTGATCGAATTCGTGTTGTTCTGCGCCTGCATCTGCATATTCTGCTCTGTGATTAACCTAGATGTCTCGTAATTATTGTTCGCAGTCGAAATGCCAAGCGCGTTCAACTCATTCTGTAAAGTTTGATTATTGATCGCATTGGTAAGATCCTGCTGCGTCGCTGGAGGAGGGCCTGCTGGAGGACGATTGCCTCCAAAGAAACCTCCAAGTCCATTACCACCAGCCAAAAGGATGACAGCAAAGAACCATAAAAGATTCGTCATGTTCATTTCCATAGGCAGAAATTCCTTTCCTAAGTTGTGTTTTATAAAATCTGGCCATGATTTTATCTAAAGATTATTGCAAACCTAATTTTGCTAAAATTTGAGAAGCTAATGCCTGCTTACCCTGTGAAGCAGCATAATTCATAAATGCTGCTTTTGGGTCTCCGTTTCCGTATTCTTGAATAATACTCATTGCAGCCTTTCCATTAGGATTTGATTCTATCATTTGATTGAATGAAGCCTGCGGATTAGCTGACGATAATACCTGATTCGCCAAATTCTTTAATCCACTAATATTAGGATCTTCCGAAGCCATATTATTCTTCGGTGCCATTTGACCTGGTGCGCTTTGTGCCTGATCCTGCTGATAAAGCTTGCTTAAGATCGTCGAAGCCACGGGTAATCTCCTCCTTTAACTGATTCATTTCATCTTTAGTCACATACTTGTCGGGATCAAAAACTGGTATCGGCTTTTCTTTCATGTCAAACATCCAGATTTTATAACCGTTACCGTTAACGTCAGTTTTCTTAATATATCCTACATCATTCTCTTCATCAAGAAAAAATGCCTCGCAATCCCTTGGCAATGAAAATTTGTCAACAGCATTGAATCCACTGACCTTTGGTATCTTCTGACCAACGAAAAACGCCTGAGTTTGGTTGTTAAATAAGTCCATAATAGTAGTTCTCCTTTCTAAAATATGTACTTAACTAGTTACCATGCATAAAAAGGTCTCCAAATATGTCCCCCCGGGGAAAAAATGAAGACCGGCGCGATATGAGAGGGGGTGTATTTTTTGGGGACCCCCTCCCATGTCTTAAGCTTTGAGTGGTGTCTTGTCTTTTCTTGTTATTTTTGCAAAAATATTTAATGAATCATATTTAATTATTTCATTTATTGTTTGTTCAATAATTAAATTGTTTTCTTCATCACTTAAGTCATCGGATGTTTCTGCGAAACGATCAATTAATTCGCAAGAATTATAACCATGTTCGACATCATACAAACGCCATTGCTCAAATTGATGAAAAGGATTAAAAGGATTGTCAACAGTTGTCAACATAATTGATTCATTTTCCATTATTAAGAATCTCCTTTCAAATACTTACTTACAGTAGAGACCGATACCCCTAGGGCCTCTGCTATCTCCGCCCTAGTATGCCCCGATAAGAGCATGGCTTTAGCTTTATTAACTTTAAATTGCGACAAAGGTTGACGAGTTTTTGGCATTGCTAACGATTTTAATTCAGTTTTATCAGCAAAATTGATCAATTGTTTTAAAACATTTGGCGAAATCGCGCCAGATTGAATCGCTTTCCATTGTTTGTCTGTTATTGAGAATCTGTTTCGTTTAGCACCAACTTTTTGTCGTTCTTCATTCAAAATTATTTGGCTAAGTTTCTTAATTTCTTTCTTAGTTAAGTCAGGATCAGCAGCTCTTTTCTTCTTTAGAATAGCATTTGTTCTTATCTGAGCGGTCTGCTCTCTTGGTTTGTTAGCTATAGATGCCTTAAGTTGTGCTAATAGCTCCGATACCTCAGTACTATACGCCTTCTTAGCTGATGGATCATACTTGATGTCTTTGGTATGGACTGCTTCTTTTCTTGCTTTATTAGCTAAAGCTTTAAGAGTGTTCGCATACTGAGCATAATAGCTTTCTACTTTAGTACCTGATGATAACGTAAAGGCATCCTTGGTCTCAGCCATCCTAGTGGTGGTTATGGTACGCTCTACAAGTTTTCCTGCTTTGTTTGTATAGAACTCTGGATGTATTTTGGTTTTGATTTCGCCAGTTTTAGGATCGACTTTAGTCCAAATTAATTCACCAGTGTCCGGATCTATCCATGGCTGCCCGGTACGCTTTGATACTCGATATGGAGATTTCGCTAGAGAAAGTAAAGTCGAAGCACCGCCACCATCTTGCCACTTATTCTTTAGCAATTGTATATCGTTATCCCTTTCACTCTGTTTGTAATCTAGCTTATGCTTTACAGCATCAATTACAACCATACTATGGCGAACAGCTTTTTCAATATCCTCAGGAGGTGCTCCCTTTATGGTCATATCGTTTATAAGGTTTGAAACTTTACCCATCTGTCTCTGTTTCTCTTCTTCTTTCATTAATTTGAAAGTACCCTCTGGCTTACCGCCATACTCCAGCTTAGGATCAAAGTCCTTCAGTCCCGCTAGGGGTGGGGTAGAAGTTATTTTTAACCCATTGCGCAAAGGTATAACCATAACTGTATCACCATCAAAGTCTGCTCCTGATAATATCTGAGCAACTTTTGAGTTAATTCCTATTGCATCGTCAGCTTCTCTAGTAATCATTCGAGATGCTTCTGGATTCTTATTATTTACTTTGCAAATTGGAATTTCGAAGGTTCCTCCATGAGGATACCTTACTAAAGCAACTCGTTCTCCCTCTTTATAGTTAGGAGCAAATACTTCGTCATCCCCCAGGGAGGGAACTGGTAATATAACCTGATACCGAGTATTTGGTAGAGAAGCAGCTTTTAAATGAACGGCGGCTTTATCAACATTTTGAGCATAATCCTCTAATAAATATCTTTTTATCGTAGGATTCTCAAGCCTCATAATATCATCCAGATCAGATTCATAATCGGCAACTGAAAGATTAAGCTGCTTTTTTATTAAATCTATATTCTGTTTTGATAAAAACTGAGAGGGTAATGTTTTTGACCATTCCCCCCAGTCGCTTTCATCCGCTCGCTTATTAATAAGACCTAGGTGTTCCTTTCCATCCTCACCAATATAATAATATTGGCCACCTTTTTCCTTATCTTTTATTAAAGAACCAAATGGATTTGTGGGGTCGCTAGATATCTTTTTTAATACATCCCTTGGTGGGACGCTCTGACTTTTATTAGTATTAAATCGAACATCAATACCATCAGGAAGATCATCAGCATATACAGCCATGCCTTTCAAATATCTATCTCCGTCAACCCTAATACGAACCTGAGCATAGTGAGAATTTCCTAACGAAAGATCGTCAACTCCTCTTCTAAGTTCAATAAGACCATCCTTTTCAGCCCCTCCGGTCTCTTTATAATTAATTTCTAATCTTGAAATATCCATGTTGGACGGATATTCAAATGCTTTTTTAAAAGAATCTCCGCCATCATAAGTAACATAATCAGTTATTGAATGTATTTTTTCAGTATCATAAACATCTTTATACTCAGTTCCTTTTGGACAAATAACCTTAATATTTGTTTGCTGACCAGGGTTAGTAGCCTGAGGAACTCCTCTTACATATACCGGATATCCTTCTAATTCAAGCATATATAAAGCCTGATCCAACCTGCCACGACTTATGTTTCCTAATTCAGTTTCAACACCAGCGCCAACGTTAAGCATTCCCTTTTCTTCTATTTGACGCTTTAAAAATTCAGCGGTTTCTTTAGCTACATTTTGCCTAGCTTTAGCACCTTCATTAAGTAAAGATCGAACAGAAGACTCATTAGAAAAGCCCATCTCTTTGGCTATTTGATTATTAGAATATCCTTTTGCTTTTAAAGCTTCTGCTTTTTCAACTAAAAGCGCTCGCCTTTCAGCAACTGCTATCGATTTTTGAATCCTAAGTTGAGTGGTAGTGAGATGTAGCTCTGCAGCAATATCTTTTTCACTCATGCCTTTTGCTTTGTATTCTTCAATACGAGATAAAAGGTCGGGTGTTCTTTGATATGGATTATCTCCAGAACCCCAAGGATATCTGCCAGACCTCCTCGGTCTCCCATAATGCATTATAAAATCTTCAACAGCATCAAGATGGTTGCTTAAATACTCCTCTGCTTCGTCAAATCGATTAATATCATTAGACATGACTTAAACCTCCGTCTTTAATTTATTAATGATTTTATCAAATGATTTTATTTTCTCCATTATATTACGTATTATAGCTGGCTCTGGGTTAGCCACTAAAACATCATCTGACTGATAAATACGAGTCTCTATTAAAATATCTTCTGGCTTAATCCTATACTCTAAACAAAATAATGCGCAATAAACGAATAATTGCTCCATATGAGCTGGAACAACTCCACTTTTATAATCATGAACCCTAAGAGTATTATCGCGAAAACTAATACAATCTGCTGTTCCAAAGCAATTATCAGAGTAATATAAAACTTGCTCTGGAGTCATTCTGAATCCTATGCCATCATTCACATACATGTTTAATGTCTTTTTGGATCTTGGCAATTTTTGCCCAAGTTTTATGCACGTGGCTGCAAATTCATGTAACTCAGTTCCTCTTTGAGCAGCTTCAAATTTAGAATATGCTTCTTTAAGTTTATCTTGGTCGTAATTTATCCAATGATACTTAGATGCTCCTAAAAAAGCATGCTGTCCCTCAAGATTCGAATGACTGTTGAAGATCATATAGCACCTCGTCCTTATTTTCTGGAAATATAAATGCAGCAAAAGACATGGAATTCAACACGTCTACCCAATACTCTTGATTTGGTTGACGAGGGGAATTATAACTCTTTTTTCCTTCAAGAGCAGCCCACTTATTTTTATACAAAACTAAAATATCAGGTATTCCTTGAATCTCCGTTGCATCCAGGTGGATCACTACACAACCAGGAAATAGCAATTTTAATTCTTTAATGAGCTCTGTTTTAAAACGATTTTCTAACATAAGTTCTCCTATCTTTATAACCCAAAAAAATAAGACAAAATGAAAAATCAAATGTTTATAAAAAATACACATTTATCCTCTCTTTCCATAAAAGGGCATGTTTTTTACGCGAGGATTTAGTGAAAAAATGCGGTTTTGGTCAAATGGTCACTTTTTTTCTTATATTTCTTAAAAAAAAATAAAAATATATATAATAATAGAAAAAAAGTGGGAAAAGTGGGTTTTTGACCAAAAAACGGTCATTTTTAGCCATTTTTAGCACTTTTTTGGCATATTTTGTCTTATTAATTTTTTACAAAAGTGACCAATGGTCAAAAAAAGTGACCAAATGCCCACTTTTAAAAATAAAAGTGACCAAAAAAATTAAGGCGAGATGTATTTTTTGCTCGCCTTAAAATGTCAGTTAGATTTAGTCATTATTCTACTGTAACCGACTCATGGTGTAACCAATCATGAACTATTTTTACACTTTTATTATTGATTTTATCGACTGCATTAACTATAGTTACTGGATACCCACTGCAAAGTCCATTCTTTTTAAAAATACAATCATCAGAGCATATAAACATACCTGGTCTGATGATGCGACGAATATTCTCTTTGCAAATTTCTTCAACGGCCTTTTTATAAACAAAGACATCCATATCGGTTACCTCCAAATATCAATCAACATTTTCTATAGTCCATGGGATCCACATCTTAGGATTGTAATTTATGGTAAAATTATACCTATCGACATAATTTCCATTAATATTTTCGACAGTGTATGTAACATTATCAGACAACCCTATTATATGCTTGGCATATGACCCATCTGCATTCTCAACCAAAATATAAAGTTTTTCGCTTGTGGTTTCTATGGAAAGTTTTCCCTCCATAACAAATATAGTGTCGCCTTGTATGCAGTTTATAACAGTGACTCGTCGTATAACGTTGAAATTATCAGCTTGCTTTGAAATGTTTTGCGAAACTATTGAAGCCTGGTCCATACATCCGGTAACTACAAAACAAGATGCGAGTACTATTATTGCAATGATACAAAATATAAACAACTTTTTCATAAAAAATCCTCCATTTTAAAGATCAATGCATTCTGGTTTGTTGGCCATGGTCCATATAGCACATATAATATTCCAGCCAAAAGCTCGATCATGCCTTTCATCTGTATCTCCACGAACCATTTTTATCCTATGCCTTACAGCAGAGCTAATATAACTTCTAATAGGAATACCTATTTTCCAATTATCAATGCCGTATTTTTTAGCACCTTCACGAAAATGAATAGACAGCTCTAAGAATCCTTCTTCAATGGACCCATAAGTATCTATCAAATATTGCTTTAATAAAGTTATAAGCACTACTACGTTTCCAGTATGCATGAATTCATCGATTAGTGCTATATACGGATCAGAATTTAAAACTGATGAAACCACATCTAAAGGCAGAAGGTCACATCGTCCTTTATCATCCTGAATATCTCGTTTTGCACCAGTCGAAAATACTTGCATAGCTTTACGATCAGCATCAGCAATACTTGGTATAGATGCATTCGGTTCTTTTATTTTTTCTCCACAAATATCATTAACCATATTTTCCCAATTACTCATTTTTTTTATTCCTCCTAATCATGCAAGACCTATTAAATGTTTTTGATATACCTCATCATCTCCGAATATAAGGCCAGAGTATGGAATATCCATCATCCAATTAATGAATTGAGCCCATTCCCCCAATTTATGGCCTTTTCGTTGATTATATATTTGCTTTAACGTGGCATAGCTAATATCAATAGTTCTCATTTGCATATAACCACTTGGGAGCAATGATATAAGTTGTCCCCAAATTTGTTTATCTTTATTCAAATTATAGAGTTCTATTAATGCATTGAGCATGTCTATTGTTTCATACCACGTTTCTCCATCTGCTATCCCATACGGAATCGAAAAATCTTCGGTTGTTAAAGGGCGCTTTGTTAAGCTATGCATCGTACTTTCGCTATTAGAGACGGTTCCTATTTTGTAGGTATCAAACTGCTTCCAGAAATATAATGGCGCAGACATATCGAAAATAACGTGCATCATTCGTAAATATTTACTTTCGGCAGTATTTCCTTTAGCCAATCTAGATAGTAAATCCATATCAGCACTTCCTAATAGTAAAATATCATTTCCTTTAGCAAACTTCTCTCGTTTTACAACTTTAGTTGAATCGCTACGATCTCGACTACAAAAAGAGTTCCTAGCTCCTAAAATAACCATCTTCATGTATTCTGGAGATGGAAATACTTCGTTTGAAATTTTAATCATTAACATCCTCCTTTTTATCGGTTGCTTCTTCATAACCTACTGGTTTGCCGACAAGATTAAAAGTGGTGTTCTCTAGTTTTGCATCTCTATCGGCAGTCTCTTTTAGACAACTCCTACATGGGTCTTGAAACGGATCACGAGTATGATAGCGACATACCCGGCAATAATCTTTGAATTTCATTACGTCTCCTTCTTCAAATAGCATACTGGCTTGCGAGACCCATCATACCTAGCAGGATTCTTCAAGCATTCATCACAGATATCAACATCCTCGTCTTTATTTGTGTTATGAGCGCATGTCCCGCAGTAGTTATGATAGTCAACAAAATGACTTCCTGGTGTAACAGTAGTATCCATTTTTATTTTTCACCGCCTTTTTGTATTTCCATTTTTAAATCGTAAAGTGATTTTGTAATATCGATCAGCAATTTAACTTGCTCGTCAATATCTTTTAGAGCCGAATCTATATGCTCTAAAATCTTATTATAGTCGTCCATATGGTCCCTCTCACATTAAAATTTGCAAAATCCAGTTTCACTAAATATTTTTTTGTTTTCTATAGCCCTAGATATAGCTATATCAATCGGAGCTTTAGATATTAGATGATAATAATATAAATCTTTATAAGACGTGTTCCTCCTATTTATTCGTCCAGCAGATTGTTTCATTACTTTATAAGAATAATTTTGGGAATAGAATATCATTGCATTAGTCGATGTACAATTCCATCCTTCCGCCCCTGAAGAGTATTGAACAAGGTAAACCCATTTTTCAGACGCAGGAATTGCTTGATGAAAATGTCCATTCCATTCAGCAACTTGGACATCACCTCCATAAAAAATATTTCTTAATATCTCTAATTCATAATCGAATGAATAAAATATAATAATCCGGTTATGCTTTTCAAGAATTTCTAAAATAGCCAATTCTCTCGACGGATCACTATTTACGATTTTTCGTAAAACAAAACAAAAAACAGATGCTGTTGAAATAGGTTCGTTTTTATAAATATCAAACCTATTTTTTACAACCATCCTATATAGGTCCCTGTTATAACTAACCTGAATTGTTTCGTCATGCGATTCCGCCGGGCTAGTATAATCTAAATTAATTAATATTTTAGAGCGAAACTCCCGAAGCCTAGAGGTATTTAAATATCTTTCTACTTTTGGGAATTTACACAGTCTTGAATATACTATGTGATTACGGACAAATTCGGTCTTATTTTTAAAGAAGCCATTTGCTATAAAGACTGGAATATAATCGCTCCAAGTATCTCCAGGAGTTGCTGAGAGTAATATCCATTCATTCGATTTTGTAATTCGCAAAAAAGCCTGGACCCATTTTCCATAACCAATCACGCGCTGTTCGTCAAATATAAAGAATGCGTTTGTTACAGAGATGTATTTTTGTATATTATTCCAGCTATCGATCACCACTTTATGAGAATATAAAGAAAGAGATTCGTCCGTAGTAATCTCAAACGGTATCATATCGTTCTCCCATTCTTTAGTATCTCGTTTTCGAGCAGTAGTGATAATATAAAGATCCTTTGGTGATTTCATTCTGGAATTTTCATCAGATAGAACTCCTCCATTTCTAACAAAATAATATGACAGGGCTGTCCTGGATTTACCAGAGCCAACCCCGCCACATAAAACGCATCCATTTTTCATTTCCTGAACAGCTTTTAACTGACCAGGATCAAGTGATATCCTCATTGTTCAAATAGTCTTCGTCAGATTCATTGTTAGTTTCAGTATTTATAACAATTCGTCGAGCCGCTCCGGTATCAGGGTCTATCATATATACATGCTCTTCTTCTGTAGAAACGCCAGCAACATATCCGAATCCACCACTTTTTAATTTCACCACCGACGTACCCGTGATAACCCGATTGCTATTATTGATGATAAAAACATGAGTTTCATCATTATCGTTTGCAGTTTTCCCTTTTGAATCAGCAATACATATAGAATATCCATGCCTAGGGATAACTTCCAATTTTAACAATGGCAAAATAGCTGATATTACTAAATATATGATATCAGCAATGACAATCGACAGATATAGAATATCATATTCAATGTGCTCTGTATATAAAAGGATTATACAGATTATTGATACTATCGGAAAAAGCAGTCCGCGGATTTTTTTTAAAATAAATTTAGCCATATGATCACCTCTTTATTCAATAGATGTTTTAATATGCATATTGAGCGTGCCTATGCAAGTCTGTTTCATAGCAGCTTCTTTAGCTTCTCGTTCCGTTTGCTTTACGGGACTCCTACTGTGGCATTTACTGCATTCATAAAATACCTCTTCTCTAGCTTTTTGTGTCGTTTGCTTTACGGAGCTACTACAACATTTATTACATTCATAAAATATCTCATTAGGCATAGTAAGTGCATGGAATGTATGATGAAGCACCATGGTGCGCTCCTTACAATATGGACAGATTGGATTCTGGTTTTCCTTTTTTAATTTGTTCTGATATATTCTTAAATCCAGAGCATTTTTGAACATTTTATTTAAATGTGACGGCCTATAGAACTTTTTTAAGATGCATAGCAGCACCCCGGTTTCCTCATTATATATATCAGTTGGCAAACACTTAGATACCGTTTTGCTGCCGTCATCCCATATAATTATAGTAGCCCTATTATTAAATATAATTTTACGTATAAATTGGAACGTCAAAAACTGTCCATGAAGCACATCTTGTATAAGTGTGTATGGTTTGTCAAAGATTAGTTGCAAGATAGAATATAAATATGATTTAAATATTTTATCTCCTTCTTGTACCTGGATATCAGTCCACTCAGACATCTTGTCGTTAATTACAAGCCGTATACCATGAGTTAAGAAGTACACTGCATTGATTTTAGGAGCCTTCGGCCATTGCTGCACAGCTACTTCAAATGGTTCGCGATAGCTAGGATCATAACATAATTTTTGATATTCAGAGCCTCGATCCATTAAAAATTGCTGGATCATACTTGCTTCATGCTCAGAGATTCTTTTTAAAGCTTTGAAATAGTCTGTACCTTTATACACTTGTGATGGATACGGTGACACATAAGGATTGCCTGGTATTGCTGAAAGTGAGTAGCTAAGCATACGTATGGGGGTTCCATCCGGGCGTCTCTCGAACATCGGTTTGACACATTTTGGGATAAAATAAAGATCGTTCATTTTTTTAATTCTCCTTCTTAATTATTTATAAAAAAATAAAAGAGCCTGTGCTATTAGCGCAAGCCCCTTTATTTAATTATCGTCCCATTTGAGATACAGTACAAATGATCTTGCAAACTTCAACTTCTGTTAACCCACCCTTACGAGATATAACATCGTATATCCAATAGTTGGGTACTAAAGTTGAGTTATGATATACCTGGACACTATATCCATATCCAGATATGAAAATTATCTCAATCGAATACCCAGTCTCGAATTCGAACTTAATGTCGTTCGGGTCATCGTTTACAGATTTCTTAAAAAATGCAGAATTCATCATTTTTTTGAATACCTCCTTTATGGTTTCATAAAGGAATATGTTTTTTTATGCGTTTGGGCCAGGTCACCGAACATCATCCTGACCCAAATTATAAGGAGGGCAGCACACGACAAGGAGTAAACGCGTACTTGAAGAAACCAATAAAGGGTGTGTTTCAATATACGGTGATAAAATGATGATATATTGAGTTTCTGGTTGCCTAGCATCGTCCAGAAGTGTGAGGACACGAATGATGAGTGCTCAGCCAATGCAATATAACGATGATGGCTCTGGTGTCGATGGAGGGATTCGAACCCTCAAGCTTTCGCCGACGGATTTTAAGTCCGTTGTGTATGCCGTTCCACCACATCGACTAGTTATGATTTATCATTCACGATGGTACGGATGTTCACTTTTAACACAAGACCATTGGCGAATACATCCAGCACCTCTTTCTGAAATAAATCAGAATCAATTGGTAAGCTGCCTAGAGTCGTATATCCTAGAGTTCCGTAACAATTCAATGGAATTTCGTTCCCAGTAAATGAGAGATATCCATCTTCATCCATTGTATATAATGATTCGGTTATTTGCACTGGGCCGCCGTATACATCGGCTAAATCTTTAAGTGTCATCATAATCAAGCCCCTTACTATTTCTTTTTCATCAAAACAAAGTCGTTAGTGAGCCACTTCCAGAAATCCCGTTCGCATTCGTGGCAAAGATGAATACGTTCTCCCTCTAGTATAGAATTGGTTTTCGTTATAGTCACTTGAGGAAATTTTGCTTGTAAAGCATCACTCAAGTCATTGATTTTAGCGCCACATTTATCACAAATTATCATTTTCTTTCTCCTTGTCTTTATCGATATTTCTTACATGCCCAAAACTATCAAAAGGCAATTTTTCAGAAATATTTTGTAGTATTTTGTTTTGTCTTTCTAATTCCTTTTGAACTCCATTAATAGCTTGAATAATAAGTTGTAAAAAATAAGGATTGTCCATAGTTATCTCCTTATTAGAATATTTTTGCTATAAAATAGAGTAGCAAACTAATCCAGAAACATATCTGTAAAAGTTTCCAGAAAGCAGCACTAAATATAATCTTAATAATTAATGCTGCAAATAGTAAAAACAAAGCGATTATAAAAAACATATTGATCCTCCTTATTTAAAATTAGTAATTATAGAGATTGGCAGGGGATGGATTTTAAATCTACGCCACAATATGTAGATTCCCGACATTTAAGCTCATGGCTTTGAGTCACCAATCTCTAATAATCTCGAATAGAATTCCTACACATCCGCTCAGTTACAATTTGCTAGCGGCGCCTAACATTATAGTCCCACCTTCCCTCGGAGATTCTAATCGATAATCTAGCGACCTCTACTAGACTTAACATAACCCATATGTATAATTAATGCCGTACCTATCCCAAGAGGCCATATAATATTGAGTGGGTTACGACAAGCTCAAGCCGATTGTTAATCCAGAAAGCAACCCTGGAAATATACCATGGTTTATACCAATCGGCTTACGTTTAACTTGGGCCTAAACGCAAGGCCCTGGAGCAGGACACGAGACTCGAACTCGCGATATCGCCTTGGAAGGGCGAGGTGTTACCACTACACTAGCCCTGCTAGTCGTTAAGATAGAGTAATATCACAATAATAGATGTATACAATGAATCATCGATCCTTCTAAATATGCATCCATCAGTACTTGGCAATCCGACAGTATTCCAGTCGAATGTCGATAAGGACGACCATATTTTTTTCTCAGCCGGTGCGTTTTAACATGACCGGAAAGATGAGAGTAACTGTATCTTCCTTTTGAAAAATGAATTTGTCTATTATAATACTTTTTCATGGTATATCTCCTTGTTTTTAATTAAAGATTGTGCTTTATTTCATAAGCCAACACTAACAGCGGAATAATAATACACGCTGCCAAAATAAAAGCTTTCAAATATGTCATAGCAACTTCTTCATTTTTAATCCACCTCTTTTGACGCCAAAAGAAGCTAATGCCTGCCTCCTAAATCAACGAATGCAAGCATCCTTTTATATGATCTCTGGGGGTCTAGCATGAATGGAACGTCATTAAATGCTGACTTTTCCCACCTTCGAATTTGCTCTGGGAAAACGGTATACTCTCCATCATAATAATTTACACGTCGAGTACTACAAGCATCAAAAGAAACTAAGGTGCCGTCTTCAAACTTAACATATCCTGTTTCATCTCCACTTAAAACTTTAACGTGGATTTCGGCAATTTCTTTATCTGGAAGATAGACCTTAGAGCTACCACCAGCATAATCATAAATGTCAATATATTGCAGTTTCATTTTTATTTACCCCCTGTAATTGATTCCGGAAGTCGAGCGCATTCTACGATATGGATCAGAAGCTCGACCAACCTTCGCTCATGTATAGCTCTATCTGCATATCTACGCGATGTATGCAGGTCGTAAAACTGAAAATATGTGCATTCGTCAGCGCAATGACGATCTATCTCGGTTTCAAGTAGATCGATAAGTTGATCCCTGGTTTTAGCTGTCATGGTTACTCTTTCGTTATTGTAGTAATCAGTAATGTCAGCATAAAACTTTCCATTCTCATATCCAGCTGTCCAAAGAATGTTTTTCATCATTCCTTCGTGGCTTATACTATGCTTGTTCATTTTATTTGCCCTCTTTTTAATATAAAGAATATAATAAAAATACCCAGTGCCTAGAATCCGTTACGAGCTATCGGGGTACTCTGTTCAAAAGCATTTAGCTTTGCTTGAAATCAGACAGCATTAAGCCATCAATGCCGAAAACATATACTTTACTGTTGCACTTCCCAAAGCATGAATAAGTGGAAGCTTCCCACCGATCTGTAGAGGTTTACCAACCCGGTTGTTACTTTTGTTTTATCGGTTAGGATTAACAAACCTCACAAGCTGTTCGTCAAATCCGTTTACATATTCTTCGCCTTTCCAAACGCGAACTTCTGAAAGTGCAACGCACCAGCTCTGGCATTCATCATATATTCCGCCATCAAAGTCGCAAATGGAAAAGTAGTCGTTCAATAAAGCTGCCGGATTATCGCAGGTGGAAATATAATCTTTTACAGCTTCACGAATGATACGGAAAATATCCGACTTCGTGTAGATTTTAGGGTCGGTGTCGCATCGATCTGCCATATACCAAGCTACGGTATCGTAGTACTGTCCCAATGATACCGGCTTCCGCATATATGGGCTAAAATTGCCTTTGAGGCACATTATGATCTCTGCAGTTCTTTTTTCCATCTTGTTGCTTCCTCCTGTTGTATTATTCTTCTTTTGGCTGAAGCTGTAGGATTCGAACCTACAATACGGGAGTCAAAGTCCCGTGCCTTAACCATTTGGCGACGCCTCAATAAATATAAAGGCCAATCCTATTTTACCCGACAGGACAAGACGATTGAACGTTCTTTTAATCATCAGGGGCCTTTGTTTACGGAACCTGTTCTTAGTTTTATACTTATTGAACATGGAGACTAAGATATAAGTATTCCTTGGCATCGGAATTGGTCGGGGTGGTGAGACTCGAACTCACGGCCTCATGCTCCCAAAGCACGCGCGCTGCCAACTGCGCTACACCCCGATATTGATGTGCACTAGTTAGATTTCGAAGTACGAAGCATTTTACTCAAAAATAGGGAGTTATCTCCTTTCTATTTACATAAATATTATTATTTTTTAGAAGGCTGTATTAAATTGTTATCTAACTAGTGCACGATGGCTGAGGTAGTAGGATTTGAACCTACGATATGGGAGTCAAAGTCCCATGCCTTGACCGCTTGGCTATACCTCAATAAACAAGCGTCGCGGACCCAAAGAATATCATCTGGTCAAGATGGTCGATGACACAAATCTTGATGGATCCTTGTTCAAACTCCACGATATAGATTGTCTTAACGTCATGGAGGGTTACGATTTCTTTTTCGCTTATCCTGGCATTCATTATAGTACCTTCTGGATAATCAAAACGAATCTTGAAAATTTTTTCTGGGTTAAATTTTTTTGCCATGTTATCAGTCCTCCTTATTGATGTCTAAATATGTCTTTATTGTTCTGTGGCACCTTTTTTCACGACGTTTTTTCTTTCTAGAATCGGATATCAAGACGACGGTCATTCCTATTATAACTGCAATAGGAACACCTATGGCAAATATAATGCCGAACCAGTTCAATGCTTCTGTCATTTGAATACCTCTTCTAAAATCATTTTCTTTACGTTGTCCGAATTTTTTGGATCAAGCCTTCCCGATATAGTTATCGAAAAGGATGCTCCCCAGTCATTCATATCGAGTTCAAAATTTCCGACGGTCAATTCCTGAGCGACAACCCCTTTTTTCTTGATCGCTTTTCGGATTACTTTTTGAACAATAGTCTGGAAAAATGGTCCTTTGAGTCTCATAACGTCCATATATGCCTCCTTAAAAATATAAGATGATATGGTGCGCTCGCTGGGACTTGAACCCAGGACTCCTTGATTAAAAGTCAAGTGCTCTACCTTCTGAGCTACGAGCGCAAAAAAAGAAGAGCTAACGATTTGTTTTGCCGAAGCTCTCTATAGTCTTTTTCCGAAGAAGTACCTATAGAACTGCAAATCATTTATTAGCCCTTCTCATATTACAATATGTTTTTTTTGCGCAAAAAAACAAAGAGTCCGTGTTGTTAGCACAAACTCTTTATTAAGTCCACCTTAGAAATCTTCTAAATATTCGGATAAAGATTTATCGAAGTCTTCGAGAAGATCATCGAGGTTGTTATATGAACCTTTATAGTATACATATGCCATCATTCCATACCCGACTGTAAGATCAATAAT